AGCATGGTAATTCACGGATTTTTCGTAGGAACTTTTCATCCTTTTTTGGCTTCCCTGTTTTTTTGTATAATTTTTGTCCAGTTAAATTCGTCATCAATTAATCTCATTCTCCAGCCTTGTGGCGGGGGCCACGGTACATCCCATTGCGATAAAGTTTCTTTTGTCCAGCCACCCTTCGATGTTCGTTGACTATCGATAATGGCTTTCACCGTGTTCCTTTTACTATTGCTGTGCCTACAATCTTCAGCGGGTCTAGCTCCACATTTTGGGCAAGGTTCATTAAGCTCTCTTAGGTTACTCATAGATCGTCCACATGAAAATCAAAATCATAAGTATGGTTATCTGTTAACGTAAATCGTAACTGGATACTTCTAATTCTACCATCCTTAAATAATTTTGTTATGACATCTGATTTATGGATTATCTCACCTTCACTTTTGTCAAAAAGGATTTGAGCTTGATGTTCTTTTTCACGGGTCATATTTATCTATCTTGTTTGGATCGTGCATGATCTCAGCTTCCAGATCAATGGCAATCAATTTAAATTCTTTCACGGGGTAGTAGAAAACAATCTCCCTATCACTTTCTGGGTTGCGCCTATTCTTACTTATCGGGCTAACCCTGATGTCCCTATGTGCGATTATATCTTCGATGTTAGCGTATCGAACTTGATCCAGCCAGTTGACGACAAACAAGCACGGCAAATTTAAAACAGGATACAGCGTCTGCCAGTTCTGAATTTTGGTGTAGCTGATCATGGCATCAGGAAAACTATTGGAGTAGCAATTCAATCGACGGATCTCAACTAGGGCTGTGGGCCTACCATTCCGATGTAGGAACCCATCGAAGCTGGCTTTCTTTTCCAGAGATCTCACACTCTCACATTTCCATTTCTTTTCTAAAAATTTTAGAACACGTTCCTCATGCTCCTGATCACTCTTGTTGACGTAAAGGGTCATATCCAATTCCTTCTGCAAGTTTCTGCATGGCAAGCTCAAAGTATTTCGTAAATTCTTGTTGGGTCATTTTATCAAAGCGGATACTGTCGGGGATGTTGACTAGCTCCCCGTTCAGTCCCGACAACTTGATACGCACGTAGCCACAAGCAATCTTTAGTTCATCATGTAGGTGATGCTCTGTGGGCCACTTCCCTGTATCACGGGCTACATTTCGAAGCGTGGACCAGTACAGATTATGGTGGGGGTTGGATCTCTTTCCCGCTGCTTTCAGATTAAACAGTTGACCATCGGGGAAATCTTCCATGCGTTCTGCGTCGTATTGTGTGACGGGCTGTAGTCGCCCATCACTTAGTTCCATTTGCAAATTGATAGCCATCAGAAGGGTATCTCATCGTCCATGTCTTGGGACGTTGTATTCTCATGCTGTGGCGGGGGTGTGGCATCCCTAGAATAATCGACTTCGATAGCTTCCTTATTTTCGTATCTTGATCGCTCCTGTTCAGCTACCCGTGCGGCTGCTTGAGGGACATTCATTTCTTCTTTTGGTGCAGAACCCAACAAAGTAATATCGTTGGCGCGAACCTTCAGGTACGTTTTACCATTGTATTCTTCTGCAACAAATTCGCCAGAGACACACACGGGTGTTCCCTTCTTCATCCATTGCGCCAGACCAGTACGATTGTAACTACAATCAAAGAACATCACTCCTTTCTGTTTTGTTTTTCTATCGTACGTGTCAACCGCGACAGAAAAGGTAATAAACTCCCTTCCTTCGTACGCTTGAACTTCACAGTCTCTGCCTGTACGCCCAGCAATAGTAATAGCTTTCATAACATTAGCTCCGTTTTTTTGGTTAAGTAGGCTTCATTGATGCGTTCACGTAACGCTGGGGTAAGTTCATCAGCCCTTGTGAACCACCTTTGAAATTTTCTGTCGTTCTCTGCAAACTTAGTTGCATCGACAGTATCATCGTGAAAAAACTCAAGCCACATTTCAGCTTTCTCTTCGTGGCTCATGTTCAGGTTTGGGTTGTGGGTCTTAGCTTCTTCTTCAGTCAGTTGACCTTCGGGTAGCTCTTCACCCGCGTAAATGTAGTGACCCATCCCGTGCATTGCGATAGCTTTAGTCAGACAACGCATTCGGGTGTCACTTACTTCCCGTGATGTCGGATTGACTTTGGCGTCGTTCTTAAAGTCCATTACAGGTAGCCACATCATGTGGGTCTGATCCTCAATGGTGACGCTTACTCTAGTTTCGACAGTATTGTCAGGAAAGAATATATCGTCGTGTATTTCATATGATGCAGTTGGATATATCTTTTTAACTTCGGCCCAAGCCCAAGCCCACGACAAATATGACAGACCATATTCTCTGCCAGTTTTTTTGTTTTTAAAATATTTCTTTTCGACACGTTCAGAAACATTTATTTTAGACAGTGTCTCCCACACTGATGTTTTCTTACTAACCATTACGCAATCTCCTTTCCAGATTTTTTCTCTTTGTGCTTATTAAAGAAATGCATATCTGCATCCTGATCCTTATTATGATTTTCCATAGCATCAACGATTGCGTTATGGATCGAATGACTGTCCAAAGGCATGATGTTCCTTTCAGTCATCACATTAAAAAGGGCAGTCCTTATTACTAACTGCATTTTCAGATTAAATTTATTATTCACTTTTCTCACTCCTAATACTTGATGTCTCTTGCATATATATTATCTGTATCTTATATACAACCCTAGCAGCGAAAAAAATTTAAGGAGATATTATGATTAATGCTGGAATGATGTACAATTTAAGGTATGTGCGAAACGCCATACAAGATCGACAGGCGTCTAAGGTATGTGATGCCACGGGATTATCCCGACATACTTTCTATCGCGTCCGTGACAACACGGGCAACGTCAGTTATGATACTGTAGAAAAGTTATCCGATTATTTAATGGATGCGGATACTGGTGAATAGTAAAACCCCCAGCGTGAACTGGGGGCTTGAGAGATAAAAGAATTGAGAACAATGTAAGGAGTATTCTCATGTCCCACTATATGACAGCTTTAGCCATGAAACAACAGGGATTAAAGCCAGCCACTAAAATTGTTTTATATTGGCTTGCAGATCATCACAATGGCGAAACGAATAAATGCTTCCCCAGCCTGACTAGATTGGCTGAGTGTTGCGAAATGGATAAGACTACAGTTATCCGACACATCGATTTTCTGATGGTCCACGGCTACGTCAGGAAGAAAAAAGAAGTAAGAACGGACGGGGGCTATACCTCAAATTCTTACATTTTAAATTTAGCTGAACCCAAGTCGCAAAATACAACTAGCCCTAGTGGTAAAATGCAACCACCCCTAGTTGCAAAACACGACACTAACCTTGGAAGTAGTAACCTTGGAAGTGATGAAGTAGTATTTGTAAGATCGATTGATGAGGTTATAGATTTTTTCAAAGAGTTTTGGAGCCTCTATCCAAGAAAGATAGGCAAGGCTCAAGCTGAAAAAGTTTTTGCTAAAGCACTGACAAAAATAGAGGGTGATGAACTAATCCAAAAAGTAGAATTGTTTTCTGAAGTATGCAAAGGTAAGGATCAAAAGTTTATTCCACACGCAGCCACATGGCTTAATCAAGAACGATGGAACGATGAGATCGAAGTGCAAAAAGAAAACTTGCAACATCAGGTGTTAAATGATTTGATCAAAGACAGGGAAGGAATGAGAAATGTCTAGAAATGAAGAATTAAAGCAATTAATGCTAAAGATGTTGGGGCGTTTAAATGCTCCCAGAGCTGTGTCAGGCAATCCAGAAGCGATGAAAGAGGAAGCTGAGTACCTTTGTGGTGCGATAATTAAACTAGCACCCACACGCGGCTACGTTGATTGGTGGGAAGATTTCAGTGACGCAGTATTCGATAACTTGGAGACAAGAAGCTGGCCCACTAAAAAAGATTTAAGCACAGCGGCTAAAAAGATTGCACCAAAACGTCCAGAGTTCAGGGATCTTACAGGTGACAAAAGCTATCAGCCAGATCCACTTAAAATTAATGCGGCTAGGATTAAAGCTGGACAACCAGTATGCGAAAGTTATATCGTGGGATCACAATCTGATATCCTTTTGCGAAAAGGCTTAGTCGATGAATACGATCTTGATCCATATCGTGAGGCTATGCTGCATAGAAATCATCGTTAGATTGTGATACTGTTCAACAGGGTAGTGTGATAACCTCCCTGTCAAACTGCTCAAATAACTGGCCCCTCTAGCGTTCCTTTCTCATTCCAGCTAGGGGGGTTTTTTTATTGTGGTGATTGGTATATATTCTACTAGATATAGACGCACCCACAATGGACGGTACTATGAGAACAGAAAAAGAACAAAGCACTAAAATAGTGAAAAATAGTGGAAAACCACCAGCGGCTGGCAAGGGCAGACCAAAGGGGGCCACTAATAAAAATAGCAGATTGCTGAAAGACGCAATTCTAGAAGCAGCTACAAGGGCGGGCGATAAGTTCGGTAAGGAAGGATTAGTATCTTATCTTGAAGAGCAAGCCAAAGAAAACCCCAGCGCATATTTAAGTTTAATGGGTAAGGTTCTACCACTTCAAGTCAAAGCAGATCTTGATGGGGAGCTACAGCATGTGGTGAGGGTCCAATGGCGAAAGACCAAGAAATAATTTACCACGACATCGAACTGGATTATGAACCCCGTAAGCTAATGGATGCATTCCATGATCGAACTGAAAGGTTTGCAATCATCGTGGCGCATAGACGGTTCGGTAAGACCGTGGCTGTGATTAATGATCTGATTAAAGAATGTTTGGAGCTTGATCGTGAGAATGTCAGGGTAGGATATATAGCTCCATATCTAAGCCAAGCCAAAGCTGTAGCTTGGGACTACGTGCTTCAATACACGCGGGACATTCCAAATATCAAAATAAATCACAGCGAATTAAGAATAGATTTTGATAACGGTTCACGATTTAGATTGTTCGGAGGTGATAACTATAATGCAATTCGTGGTCTGTACTTCGATTATGTTTGCATCGATGAGTATGCTGACTTTCCAGCATCGGCTTATCCTAATGTTATCAGACCAGCCACAGTAGATCGTAAGGGTAAGATCTGCATCATCGGAACGCCAAAAGGTAAGAATGAGTTCTGGGAAATGTGGCA